GTTAGTGCTGGTTGAAATGTGATGTTTATTATAGTGTTTAACAAGTTTTCGTTAAACACGTTAAGCATATTATTTTCATAGGAAAAAGAGGCTGAGTCATTAACGGAGAGAACGTCCCAGAAAGTGAAGGGCAGAGCATAGGGATTAGTGTTAAGAAGGAAACTATATGAAGATATTATTGGTCTGCTTCTAACTATCCAGACTTGTTTATCAAGGGGTTTAGAGTATCCTTCTTTAAAATAAGATACTTTATAGCGTCCTATTGGTAGATATACATCTGAGGGTATTAGTTCTAGTTTAAGGGCGCCCTGACTGGGAAAAGTAATGCGAAAGGGGTCGCGAATAAAGTGTTGTACACTTGGACGAGAAGAACGAGGGGGTTCTATATATAGTGAATACTTAGTAAAATCAATATCAGGAGTTTCCTCATCTAGTTTGTAAGCAGATACTAGCTCTACTACAATAGGGGAATAAGTGAGGGGAAGTACAGGATTGTAAAATAGGTTATAAGTATTGACCATTAGATATGAGTATAAAGCAGCTAACTTAAAGTACAGAAAAAAGAGAAATAATTAAAAAAGGTAGCCCGCGCGGGCTACCTTTAACTAGATCTTAGAGTTTGTAATCAGCTAGCTAACCGCCTTCTAACTTCCTTAAAATATTCGCTTGCACAATATTAGCTTGCAGCATAGCATCTAAATCTTCTACCTCTAAATCCATTGGAGATGAGCCCATAAACATATCGTCCCAGTTATTTATGTGCCCCGCTTCATCTACTAAAGCAGTGTTAAGTCTTGTCTTGTAGTTATTATCTAAGTAAACGTTATATACCCTAAACTTAGTACTGTAATACTGCCCTTCAGCTATTCTCCTTTGGAACCTTCTTAATAAGTTAACACTATTAGTCTCAACTAAAAACTGTAAACCTTTAGTAACATAGTAGTCTATCAGAATGTCCGCTAAAACCGCCTGCAATTGCGCATCTAACCCTGCATCAGGATTGTCTAAAGCTAGTGTAGTGTTATTATCAACAAACTCTAATAATATAATAAGCTGTAAAAGTGAATTTACAGCAGTACCTAGTTTGTTGACTTCTACTTTAGTCCCATCTAAAGTTTTACCAATAATTTTGTACTTATTGGGTTTAGTTGTAGATTGTTTGAGGGAGATAGATTGAGCGAGGTTAAGGTCTTTGAATCGAGAAGAGAGTTGAGTATCGAATTCAGGAATAGTTTTTTTGAGAGCTATATAGAATGGATAAGTATACTGCCCATTGATACCCGCTACAAGATTAATAGGGTCTTTGAGGTAGTAATAGTTGGGAATTATAGCCCGGCGGGAGTTGAGAAAGAGAACTTTTTCTGGGTTACGTTTATAGTATATATGTCTAAGAATTGAAGACTTACCACTATTGCTGTGCCCCATAAATAGCGTAATCGGAGCAAGAGAAAAATATAGCTCGTGACAAGAATTAAACCTATCAATCTTATGTTTGGTAAGCATAGTACATTAATTAAACAATAACTGTAAAACTTTAACAAAAACTACATGTCATCTAAAAGCCAGGAAGCATCACTTAAAGCTTTTGAATCCCACTTCGAGTAAGACCTCCTTACTTGTTTTACTAACTCTTTTGCAGATGAAAACCCTAAGTCGGCTAAATCTTCTTTAAACGGCGCAGGATTAACGGGTTTTATAGACTTACTAGCAGGTATAGCCGATATATTATAGTCTGACATTAGATGCCACACCACTGCTGCACACGCATCAGCTATATCCTTTGAACCATCCCTTCTATGATCTATTTTTTTTCCCTTTATTAATTGTATACCAAAAAGCTCTTCTTTTAACTTTGAAGACCACGGTGAGTTATTAGGAAGTATCACCCTCTCTTCATGCAACATCTTTCTCAAAAAATCATATATCTCTAACTGCTTACCCTGCGAAAAAGTTATAACCGACGCATTAAGCCCATTGTTCCTTAAATGCTGCACTGTCTCTGGATTATAATGGTCAGATGTTATCTTTGATAATGGCCTCTTTGCGTGTATCTCGTAAATACATTTGTATATGTTTGTTATACCAACCTGTTGGTTTACTTCCGGTTCCCATACTAGTAGCCCATCTATAATCGCAAATCTTTCCCCCTTAATCACCTCCCTGTGCCCAAAAGCTATTGCATAACTATCTCTTACAAACGCCGGGTCTAAATGCATTACACTACCGTTAATTGTAGGTACAATATCTTCTATCTCTAACCTCACAATTGAATCTATAGCTTTTAACTTAGAAACAGTAATGCTAGTAGACCCCCTAAAAGCTTTCTGAATGTCATCATCTGTAAAGAAAGAATAAGCTTTGTTAAACCTAATTCCTTCAAACTCTAATGCTGCTTGCCTGGGGTCTAATAAGTACTCTGATTGTACTACGGGGTTGTCTCTAGCAGCGTGTACTGGATTTAAGTCCCATGATCTTAATCTAAAGCCTAGCGTGCCGGGAGACTCCTTAGAGAGACCATACAGCTTTTGTATAGCATCACCTTCACACCAAGCGGAACTGATTGCTATACGCTTTGCGTCTTTGCCGAAGGTTACACCGGAAATCCCTATGTTAGACCATAACTTTAAAGCATTACTTTCATCGTTTTCTCTACCTTCATTGTCAAACCTAGCTACCTCGTCCATTACTAAACATATTACAGACGACCCTACCTGCGACGCTGAATTAGAATTACCACTGTATATGTACAATAACTTGTCTGGATACTTTATCTCCTCTTCCCCTATTATTAACTTCTTCCTTTCTACTAACCTTCTTATAGCGGGTACGTGCTCTAATAAAGCTTTAGCTTGGGCAAAAATAGTCCTCTTAGTTTGAGTTGCACTTGTAGCTATACAATAAATAGATATGGGTGTTGAAGTAGCTATACCATAATGAAGCTGAGGAGACTGCATTAGGCATAGTCTACAGAACTCGTAGGCCACAATAATAGAAGCAGTAAAACTTTTGCTTCCACGTCTGCCTGCTTCTACTATTAAAGCTTGATAAGGCTGCGCCGGAGGATAGTTATCAGGATTGACAGAAGTCCGGTCTAGGGCATACCAAGCCTCTAAAATAGCTATCTCATCTTCTGTTAAGGGTATATTATAAAAACTTTTTAGTAAAACCCATTGTCTTGGATTTAACTCCTTTACACCCCAACTCTCTTTGTCTATCTGATTTTCAACAAAATCTACAATGTTGAAATCACTCGTCTCTATCCCAAACTCATCCTGTAAACTGTCAGCTAAATCCTCTAGAAACCCATCTAAATTAAATCCCTTACTCTTTATCGACATCCCCTGTTAACCTATAAATTAATAAACGATATCGTAAACTCATTCGCCCCAATCTTAATATCTAAACTCGAAGTCACCCTTAACGGTGTCGGTAACTTTGACGCTACTACTACCACCCCGTCTGTATCTAATAAACCAGCATAATTATACGTCGTAACAGTTGTTGGCTGTATCTGTATAGCGTTATTATTAGTTATATATAAGTTGTCTGTAGTAATACTAGCATTAAAAGAAGCAGAGGGGGAGCTATTAGAATTATCTACTAAGGGGTTAGATGGATAAAATCTAATAGAAGTGATTCCTTTAATGTTAGTAGCAGTACCCCCAGTAGGCGTTACTGCACCCCCAAATCTTATACACCTTAAAATAGCAGCAGATATAGACTCGTTTAGCATATATTTTAAACAATAATGACTGTTGTTCCTACCACTATCTTAGCCCCTATAACAACATTTCCTGCATAAGAAGTTATAGATGTTTTTTCGTAGAATGTATTAAAGTAGTGAAGAAGATATTTATATATAATACCAGCGGGCGTTAAGAGGTTAGTGAGGTGGTATAGATTGCTAGGGGCAGTTATATTGCTTTCGAGGTTTACGAGCCCTGTGAGGCTGTTAATTGGTAGGATATGGGTGTTACTTTCATCTTCTGAAGGGCTAGTGCCGGGAGCAGGATTAGTTTTAGCTGAATTGTAGGGTAATCCTGGCTTAGTCCTGGGTGTTAATACCATTTCAGAGACCTGTTGCTGGTCTTGTGTAGACTCTTTTAACAAGGGATAGAAAGCTATAGACTTATACTCTTGGTCTGAGAGAAACTCATGATTGTAAACTGTTGTTTCTTCACTGTAAGTTTTTGTGTTTAAGTCTGTTAAAACTTTGTAGTTACTTACCTGCTCATAATACCTGCTAAAAGTTGTTTTAAATAACTTATTAAGTTTCTCTATAGGTGTTAAGTCAGAGTCCATAAAATAGGAGATATATAACTTGATAACTGGTTCAGGTAAATATATAGCTGGCGACATCAAAACTTTAGCCAGCTTTCTTAATAAGTAACTACTGTTAGAGAATAAAGGCTGCTTTAGTAGAGATATTTGGAGGCTTAGATTAAACAAAGATGACGCATAAGCTTCTACTAAAATTCCAATAGTGGAGTATCTGTCTAACATCCTATCCATTTCTCCCCAAAACTTACCCTCCGGTAAAGTCATTATAAACAAATTTTTAGCATAATCTGTATATGCTCTGGCACTTATTGCATAAGTGTTAAACTCATAGTTGTTTATTAGATCAAAACTTAAACCATAGCAGCAAATTGGTGATAAAGAGCTAATAGGTAGTAGAGAAATGTTACTTAGTTTATAGTCTAAGGTGTATTGTTGAAATAGCCAGTATATCCAATTTGGTTGGTTGATTGAGAGATATAAACTACTGAGTGAAGCTATCAAAAAGTCTAGTTGTGTGTATACTGCCGAGATGTTGTCAGGTGTAGAAGCGCGAGTAAGGTTGTACTCATCCAAAATAGATTTGCAAAGAGATCTACCAAACTCGCAATTCCACCAAAACCTGTGAGCTAAAACAGTTAAACTATCAAAGTCAGGAAATATAGAATACTGTATGGTGTCCGGTAATAAAGGAAGCTCAAGTATAGCCAAGTATAGTTTAGCTGCTTTATAATGTACTTCAGAGTCATAATCAATTGTGAGGTAAGCGTTAAAGAATAAAGAACTGAGAGCAGAGGTTTCAAAAGAGAGGTCTTCGGTATTAGGAGACCCAAAAGACATAGACCCATAGCAGAAACCATTACTGCTATTTACACACACAGAAGTTATAAGTGCAACACTTTTTGCTAAAACAAGACAGTCTTTATAAAAATTATCTACAGCTAGGGACAAGTTAGACTTAGCTGAAATGTACTTAAGAGCTAAGCATATACTAAGACCTAGAAGAGAGTTATCGTATATAGAATCTGAGAGAGGTAATAGTAGAGCGCCGAGGGAGACGCCGCCGTCTTCTTGAATAAGGCTACCGTTCTGGATAAAAGAATTTAAAATGCTGTTAAGAGAAGATATAACAAGACTTTGAGAATCAGACGCGGCGGCTAGTATTAACCCCCACGCTGCAGAAGACACTGATTTATCTACGTTACTAATAGACGTTGAAGCTGTACATCCCCCGCTATAAACAGGTAACGTAAACTCTACCTCCGTATTGTCTGAGTTTAACCCGGCCTTTACAGTTACTATCTCATTAGGAAATCTGTTTATATTATAGCCGTCAAAATAGAATGACTTCTTGTATGTGTATGTATTATCCTCATAAGCTTTTATTTTAGGTTCTTCTTCGCTAGACAGAACTATAGTTCTTAACTCCTCGTTTTTAGTAACTGTGCTGCTAACAGACTTAATGTTTATAGTAGAGCTAATAGAAGATTTGCTGCTAAGGAGAACTTGGTGCGAACATTTAGTTTGGAGCGTATGCTCTGTGCAAGATAGAGTAAACGGCTTAAATATATAAGAAGTAGGAGTAACTACAATAGACCTATCATCTAAAGCAGGGTCTGTAAACAAGTTACAATCAGGTAACTCTACACTAGATATAGTTGATGTTCCTTTAGTCTTAAGAAATATAGATGTTAAAAATTGTCTCATAGTAAATTAAAGTCTTTATATAGCTAGGCCTATTATTACGTCCCTTTAATAACTATTCTAGTAAGTCGGCAGTGTAAGTTTAACAGAAGAAACCATAATAACTTCATCAAATTTAGGAACTACATCTGCTGTAGGTTCTGTTACTACAACCTTAGCTACAAAAGGTAGAATAGCATTTGTAATAGAGGACATAGATAAGGTTTCCCCTATGTCTAACTCCGATATAACGTTATTTATAGCTGCTGATATATCAGAATTAAGAGAACTTGAGTCGTAGAAGGAGGAGTACGGTACAACTGATATTGATAAGCTGAAATATTTAATTTTAGCCTCGTTTATTGAAATATTTATCCCTGCCGGCACATACTGCAAAAGGTACTCCTTAAGAGCATTTATATCTTCCTCTAAAAAGGTGGTAGTACCATTTTCTGAGCTAAATCTAACCCACAACTCTATAATCCCAGGTACTCGGTTCTTAACAAAAAATTTACTTATACCAGAGTAAGCACTAATAACATTTTTAATACGCCCAATAGAAGCCTCTGTGTCTACTGATGTCAGAGCAGAGAAAAACCTACTTCTTAAAGAGTCATCGTTTTCTTCGTCCGCTCCCCCAAATAAATCCCCCACAAACGTCCCATCTGTATTCACAACTTCCCCTATGTAGAAATCTATAGTCGGAAACAAAGGACTAAACAACGCTGTCCCAGCAGGTAAATTATTTGAAAAGCCTTCTGTATAAGATTCAATAGAAATTATTGTATTTAAAGCTGTAGACGTTGTTGCTTGCTGTGTTGTATAAAATTGTAGCCCGCTGTCGAGGTCTGTTAAAGTTGTTTGATTGGGGATAGGTATAGCTGAGATAGTAGGTTTTATAATTACAGAGCCTTGAGATCTAGAAGCTGATGTACGACTTATAAGCGGAATAAACATCAAAGAATCTAAGTCGGAACCCTTGGCAGTAAGCGGAGAGCTGGATTCATATACCTCTACCATCCTAGACTCTAAATCCGCTATCACCGCAGCGTTTGACCTCGCTAAAACATAAAACGGAGACGAAGGGTTTACTTCTACTAAACCCCCACTCTGTTCTTCTACTGTAAGTACATAATCATTTAGAATATCATTAAAACTTCTAGGTGTATACATATTTAACCTACTAAATAGTTATTATATCTTCTTCGTTATTAGAAACTGAGTTTGAGAAGGAGTACTGCAGGGAGATCTGGCCGCCGCCTACGTAAGCACAATCTATTACATTGATCCTAGGGTCAAAAGCTAAAGAGCTTCTTACTATCTCGTTAATAGTATCGTCCGATAAGTCAGATTCCGGTGTCGATAACAAATAACTTAAATCACAACCATAGTCAGGGTCCGCTTGTACTATCTCATAACTACTATTGTTGTTTGAGTCTAACTCCTTAACTAATACATATCTCGAATACGCAGGATTCGTACTTCCTAACCTCGCTTTAACCTCCTCCTTTACCACATCCCTATCATAAACCCAGTCTAATACTAAATCCCCCTCTTTAAACATAATACTGCGCATTTAAATAAATCCTTTTATAATGTAAGTGGAAGGCCGTCATCGGAGGAAGTTCCGACGGTAATAGATTCGGTAGCAGTTGTTAATTCAAATTCCTTATCAGTTAGTTTAGTTAGAGTTTGGCTGTATTGTTCGTAAGCAGCTACAACCAATCTATAAGACCCCGGGGCCCAGGCAGAGGTTCCCTGATAAGATATATAACCAGCTTCTTCTAAGTCGTTACCTACAACTAATACAATATCGTCTTTAAAGAAAGTCCAACCCAAAAATCCCTGTTTATGGTTAAAAGGAACCTCTACCCTCACACTCAAAGACCCAAGGGGAAACTGGTCGCTCATTACTAAACTTTTTACATAATCCGGTTTAGCTATATTAACTATTGACCCTAAACTATTGTTCTCTAATGCGCTAATATCACCGTCTATATAGACAGCCTTTATCTGAGAAATGTCCTCTTTTATGTAAAACCTACACGACTTAAAGTCTACTATTTGTCCCGCTTTGACAGTAACACTGCTATCCACAGCAGAAAGGTAAGCGTAGTAGTAAGGAAATACTTGCTTGGATAAATCTATAGAAAGTATTCTATAGTGGCTAGTTAAAGTGAGTCGAGAGCTGGGCTTAAATATTTCAGAGCTGGGTTTAAGAAGTGAGTTATCCATAATATCTACCTGAGGATGGGACTTCAGCTACGTCTGTGTTTTGGGCAATAGGGGGAACAGGTGGAGTAGGTTGGGGCGTGGGAGGATTACTAGCCTTAGATGGCTCAGTTTTCTTTTTAGTTAGCGCCTTCCAGGTCTCTTCTGCTTTATTCATTGCCCACTTCCCTAACCGTTTTTCTACTATTTCCTGTGCTTTACCTGGGTTTTTTAAAATATCTAAAGCAACTTCTTGTGCTATCGTCCGTTTTTCAGGATTTTTACCCTCTCCTTCATTGCCCTTATTTTGTATCTCATTGTTAACGCCAGTTGCTCTAACTGAGTCACTGTTTGTGTCAGAAGGTTTAGTAGCAACACTACCAGGATCTACATTAGGATCGCTTACAGCTCCTGAATTATTATCTGGGCTGCTACTAGGAGCTATGCCCAAAGCAGCGGCTGTTGATACATTCTTGTACTCTAAAGTGTCTAAGTCTATAATTGGTTTGGTTGCGCCTCCCATAGCAATTCTCACTATGCCGCCATTTAAATTAACCGCGCCGCTACAATTAAGGTTAATATCAGAGTAAGAACTAAGGTAAGCTGAACCACCAGATATAATATTAGTAATCCCTTTACTAGATAAATGCTGCTCACCCTCAGCTACATAGTAAGCATCAGACTCAGCTAAAGAATATAGTTTCGCTTTCGACTTTAAGTAAATTATCTTATCCGCTCTTACAGTGTAATCATTAGAGCAGTAAGTATTGTAAGTTGTAGCCAAAAGTTCTGTTGTTCCAGTTATCTGCTCTTTTTTATTCAAGCCAGAAACAAAAATATCACCTGTGCTCACCGTATACTGCTTACCAAGGTATTCGTATAAGGCCGTAGAACAATAATCTATCTTAGTCCCCGCCCGTAAAGTATATAACTGCTCAGCTATATCCCATCTAAAAAATGAATGGCTACGCTGTAGGTCTGCTATAGCTGTAAAAGTAGAACCTTGTATTGTAAAGTTTTGGCAAGAGTTAAATATAAGTGGAGATTGCACATAGAAATCTCTTTTAGCGTACATGTGAGAGCAGAAAGACCTGTTAGTAAATAATGTACATTGAACTGTATGTCTTCCTGATCCAGGGGGTTCTATTCTATCTTCTTGCCATTTACCCCAGGCAGAATTACTAAAATCTAACTGAGTTTTATACTTTTTAACTTCATTAATAGTAGACTCATGCTTTGTTTGCTCTGGGAGAGACTTTAACCAACTAAGAAATGCTTGATAGTCGTTATCTAGATGTTTATCCTTAGTTAGTATAGCTACCCCGGCAGCTTTATAAACTATATCTTTCTGCTCTTCGTGCAACTGTATATTATCGTCATTTCTGTAGTCCCTAACACCCCGCTGTTTATCTCTTGTTCCGTTTGTATGAGATGGTTTAGGTGGGTAACTGGTTGCACTTAGTGCTTCTATTGATTCTATAGCACTATTAGCGCTTGACAAGCTGGAATCTACTTGTGATCTGCCGGCAGCTGACGGTGAAGCACTAGTTATATGTATAGACCTGCTATAAGAGTACTGGTTAGAAGAAAGTGTACTCTGCTGAATAGTAGGCTTTCCATACTGCGCATCAATAGCTACAAACTGAACAGTTCCTGGCTCATTGAATTCAACTTTATAAGTTGCGGCTGAAGTTGTACTACTTTGCAGGGTTATAGTTACAGAAGGACTTGTGTTTTCGGATTGGTAGACGGGTACTAGATTATAGCTACTAGCATTGGCACCGTTAATTCTAACTATAGTGCTTTTAATACAGGTTGCTGACTCCGCATTTATAGAAATTGCAGCTAAACTACCGGCGCCTGGAGCACTTAAGTTCCTTTTATTCTGGTCATTTGGATTAAACTCAATAGCCATAATTATAGTTATATAAAAGAGTACAAACGGTAGTCGTCCTTGTCTGATATTGTAGACTTGGCTAAAGTTAACCAGGAATATATGTCAGACTTTAGACTGGTAGCTTCATACTGGGCATATTTAAACGTACTGTATTTAGATAACGCTGAGTATGAGTCAAAAGCTAAGCATAAAAAGCGGGCTATTTGATAGCCTATTTCAGTGTACTGTTTTGATGCCTCTATTTGCTGTAAGGAAAGATTATAGAGAGATTGATCAAGAGAGGTAATATAGAGGCCTGCTTTAAGGTAAGCTTCGCATATAAGGGCTTGAAGCAGAAGAATAAAGCCTGAGGGTAGTAACAATTGGTTAACGTTGTATAGTGCTTTTTGGACTTTAGTTTGTTGTAAGGTAGAGAGGAGAGGGGTAACAACGTTAAATATCTCTGAGCTATACTCTCCTAGTAATACTTTAAGGAATAGATTATCAAAGGTAGATGGAATTATAGCCCGCCGCCTCGCAAACGTTAATAAAAAGTAGTCCTCTGACCCAGAATCTAAACTAAATAACCCCCTACTACTCTCCTCTATAACTTCCGCTAACTCTTTAGTAAACCCTACGTCCTTTACTACTGATAATAACCTGCTGTCAGGTAAATTCTCATAGGTAGTGCCGCATATACACCATATAAACCTTAAAGTTTCTTCTATGATAGAGGGTAATAATAAACTATGGTCTACATACTTAGAGTAGTAAGCTAAAGATCCCAGCTGACCCCAATACTTTGGGTTAGTCCCTAAATTACTAATGTCAGGTCCTACATAGGGCCACATGCCGTCGAATGAGACCGACCTCCACGCTTGCTGAGCTTTGTTTGTTAGCTCCGTTTTATCTAAAGTAGAATACTGGGTGTTTAGGATAAGAGCTTGAGCAGCTTTATAGAAGAAGTAGTCTCTGTAATTTAATAAAGTTAAATTAGTTAGTCCTTCTATATTGTACTTATTAGCTTCTAACTTTAGATTTATCTCACCAAGTACTACAGCAATACTTCTTCCGGATTCTAGCGTTTTTCTCTCCGGTACTTCATAACCAAACTTCATGCTGTATGGTGATAATGGTAAACCAACTTTATAGTGTAACATGTCTTGTTGTAGCTCCTAGGACATAATCAAAGTACTCAACTTGTATATTTTCTGATAACTCCACTAAACTATTAGCATGAAATGTAATGTCGCAACCCGTCTCTCTATATATTAAATTCACAAAAAATTGTCTTATATCTCTATCCTTTATAGCCTTAAGCAAGTAACTTATAGACGGGTCAGCTTCTGTACACCAATCTATTAGATACATGGGGTCTTTTAAAAACCCTTCAATTGAAAACTCTCTAAAGTCTAAAAACTCTTCTATATACTCTAAAACTAACTTCTCACTCTTAAGACTAGTCACGGACTGCATAACATACGACTCGGAAAACATAAACTGCTTCATCAAAAAGGCGTTTGTAGACCCCGTAAAGTGATACTGTAACGCTACTACCGGTAACGCAATCACAGAATTGTAACAGGATAACAATATTAGGTCAAACAAATAGTAAAAAGAATTAGTAGTGATGAAGTCCTTATAAGCCTGTATGATTAAATCAGTCTGCTTGATGGAGTACAGATAGAGTTGCAAGTTAAAAGAGTTTGTGGTCTCTATTAGCTCTTCTATAAAGATAGGTGGAGGAGTTACTTTGTTGGTAAAAGAAGAAAACATGTTAAGGGGTTTTATAATAAGTTATGTAAAATTAACCAGAAGGGAAGGAAGTGACCGAGGGTGAAGAGATTCTAGTAGTTGAAGGTTGTGTGTTTGCAGGAACAGGAACTGATAGGGTTTTAGTACCGGGTATAGCCGGGACTTTGCTATCACTTTCATTTTGTTGTTTACAGCTGTCATATTTTAAACTGAGGGTTTTTTCTTTTTCTTGTTCTATTAGTTCTTTTTCTCTTTTTCGTCTAGCAGCTGTTTCTTTGGCGTACAAAATATCTTCTACTATAAAGATACTAGCCCTTTTCCAAGCAACTTTTGCAGTTGGCTGCAGCGGTGCTGGTACATCATTTAGTAGCCTCTCAGGTAGTAACTCTATAGTCGTTTTTAGCCTTTCTTGGTCTACTGATAACCCGGCATTTTTACCCTCAACTTTTATGCTAAACGGTCCAGAATCAAATATCCTGCCCCGGTCTTCCGGGTCTCTCCTCACACTTACTTGGAACAAATCAGGTAACTCTTTATTTAACTCGTCTAACCCCTTTCTTATAGATTTGTCTACAAATAACTCTCTAGCATTACCTAGATTAAACCTACTGCCTCTCATTTGTATGTAAGTGGTAGCGTTGCTATTAACAACAATAATATCTTCTCTAACTCTATATTGTGCCTGCTCTTCTTTTTGTAACTCCTGTTTTCTTATAACTATCTCTCCCACTTCTAACCCCAACTCTGAGGCGCTAACCTGTAGAAATGGTGGTAATAGTTTGTTTACCTCTTCTATACCTGAGTTTATAAAAGGATTAAATATATCGCCGCTTATTGTAACTGTTTCTTCTTTTACGTTATATACTACTTGACCTACAGAAAACTCAGAAACTACTATAGACCCATCTTCAAAGTTTCTTTGTACTTTAACATTTACTCTTAGGTATTCTGGTAATAAACTATTTAAATTACTTAGAGCAAAATTAGTCCCTAACTTCAAAGCTTCATCCAAAACATCGTCCCAAAAGGTTCTTGTTTTCCTCTTAGTCTCCGCTATTGTAGGTTGCATGCATTTCTTTATCTTGTCTAAGTTCTCAAGATATTTCTTTATATCTTCTAACTCGTCGTTAGCATGCTCTTTAAAGATGTCTCTATATGCTTTTTCTATCTCCTCTCTGCTATAAAACTCGTATGACTTAGTATTGCGTCTATACTCACTACCGTTAATGTCCTTTATAATGTCGCTCTTACCACTATTAAATTTCTCCCGTAATTCGTCTAAACGCTTTTTTCTGTTTTCTATATAATCTTGCTGAGCTGTTGTCGGGTTATTTGAGCTTGCGTTAATAATAAGTGTAGAGTTACTGTCTTCTATATGTACACTTTCAGGAGTTTGTGTTTCGTTACTATTGCCGGTGGTTGAAACCGTCCCGCGTACTACAATTATTCTAGTTTCTGGACCTTGTGCTGTTTGACCTTCTGTTGTTTCAGTAACTGTTTGTTCTGTAGTTTTTATATTAAAACCTGCATTTTGTAACTCAGTTACAGATAATCGAGTACCAATGTTCTTTATAAAGTCTTCTATTCCCTTGTTGTTTCTCTGTTCAAAAACATTTTTAATTCTAGCTACTTTAAAGCCCTCTTCTGCTTTTCTTTCTATTACGACTTTGTATCCTGTTAAATCTATATCTTTATATTGCGCTGGTTTTTCACACAGAACATTTACACTTTCCCTGTATATCTTAACCTCTATCTCATTTGTTTGATGTGTACTAGAGCGTTCTGATAGTACAATACCAAACAACTCTATATGTGTGGCCTGCATTTGTCTTAAAGTTTCTTGCCCAACAGCAGAATTGGCAAGAATACTACTTGCTATTGAAACCATATTAAAAAGGAGGTAGTAGTATTAACTCAGTTCTATATCCTGCCCATCCGTCGTTTAACCTATGCTTAACTCCATCTATCCTCCACACAGTCGTTACTTCGGATTCGTAATCAAGAGGTACATCAGCCTGCACTTTTTGTTGGTTGTTTGTCGGGCATTGTAGAACGCCCCTGTCGTTCTCAGCTATTCTCACATTTACTTCTGCTGAAAAACCAACCCCTTTAATTGTTGTACTACTGTCTGGTGTACTACTTTGTGACTCATTAATAAGATCCTTAACCTCCTGTTTGAGGCTTTTTAAGTATTGTATAACATTTTCTCTATCAGTTAGAGCTCTTTGAAGCTCATCTTTTGCTGTATAATTTTTTTGTGAAGTCGCATTTTGTGAAGTCGCCTTGTATTGCTTATTCATACTTCCAACTACTTGAACTAGCTCTCCTGGGGATAAACTAGGATCGCCAATAACATGTAATTGAGCTGACCTAGTTTCCTTTGCTATTCTTCTTAGGTAGCTAAGACCTACAGCGAGATAATCAGCCGGTTTTTCTAAAGATGAGTCTGTTACGAAAATGTACGAGCAAGGAAATCCTCTGTTTTCGTACCTAAATGGGGTTGTTTTCATATGTATATATTTTTCATTTGTGCCAATATTTTGTGCATTTCTTAAAATTATGTTTGACCTCCAGGCTATTAAGCTGTTTTCTTCTTGGTACATAATTGCCATCTGCGCGGGGTGTAGGCGATCTTCATTTAAAGGATACAACTTACCTAATCCTGGGGGTGCAATCCTATTAAAGTAGGTTCTGTACAGCCGTTTAGGATCATTTAAACTACTAACATCGCAGTGTCTTGGAATGTAATAGTAATCCCCATTGACATTGTGACTAAAAAACTCAGTAACGTAAGGTTCCTGCAAAGAAAGGTATTTTATATGTTCTACGGCTACTTTTTCTGTAACATTTGGAAAAGCAAAATTTTGGTTGTTGCTTGTATAGTTATCTCTACCACTTAATACATGAAACCTTGGCATTAAGCTTACCTTAGGCTTTTCACCAACCTTATAAACAGATGTACCCTCGTTATCTGGCTTGTAGTAATAATCAACGTCATAAGTTGACACAGGCTCATCAGCATCGAATATTGTATAACCGCAACCATTTTCTGTACAGCTATTACTACTCTGAAAATCTCCGACTGCGTTTCGCGCAATTGCTTTTATAAATTCTCGCCTTTCTTTACCCTCTCTACTTTCGTTAGCTCTTTCTGGTGTTATTTCAGCAGAATTGTATGTTGATAGGCTATCCATCATATACTTCATTCTGTCTCTGCACTCAATCATTAAAGTCGCCCCCTCATTAGGATTGCACGACTCTGTAATAGTATCTATTACCCCAACAAATACTCTGCTCAAGGGCGGGCTTAATTCCATAATACTATCTATATAGCCCATATGTATGCATATTTCATCACCTATACCTAAACCTTCATTAGAATAATTTGGTTTTATACTGTCATAATCATTACCTCTAGGCACAGGGGCGGGTCTATAAGGGGCTACGTAAGACACTGGCGGGAGGGGCTCGTCGTTATTATGCATTTCACACACACATTTTATAAAAGCAGTTGAGCAAGCCCAAAGCCTAGTAATATTAACCCTTACCCTTGATACAGCCCATAAACTAACAGACCTTCTTGGATGATAGTCTATTAGGCGTGTACCCATTATATCTGTTACATATGCTACAGGAACTTGACCGTCCTGCTGCTGCTGGACAGACGGAAATCCCATATGTTTACTATTCAGAAATGAGGCTTGTACATTAGGCATACGCGTTTTATATGTGGGTTACTAACTTAAATAAAAAAAGAGCAGCAACTATTTTGATGCTCTTTTAATAATATAATACCTTGCAGTTATTAAAGGTACCTGATACTGTATAAGAGTTACAGGTTTCCTTTAGACTTGCTTAAAATGAATCGGCCGCTATAAGTAAAGGTAGTTGCCGCTTCCGTTGCCTGGTCCTGGGCTTACCGTTTTAGATTTAAACTCACTTAAATTGGGGTTTCTATCAAAATTTGCAACCCTAGTTCCAGTGTTATTAAGGGAGGCATCATCTGGCATAAATCTAATACTTTCGCACAAACCCTCAAATCTAGTAGCTACTACAGACCTGCCGGCCATTGCTCCTAAAGTTACAGAATCAATTTTAGCAAATATTAGTTGATATTTCCCTTTTGCAGACCTTGTTTGACCGCCGTTCTGGTTATATTGATTCCCTATTGGGAAGTTTATTCCTTTGCCGTCAAGTTCCGGAGCATTAATCTCGACTGTAATGGTAAACCTGGGAGTAGGCTCAGCCCTAAACTCAGGACCTACACTATCAACTCCAAATATGTCCTTCAAAATTCCTATATCCAGTAACCCCCGCTCTAACACCCAACCATACTGAAATTCTCCGTCTAAAAGCCTTGCATGCTTACGCCCAAATGGCATATATGCTTCTGTGGCGTTTCTCATAGTCTTTTGGAAGGAAGTAAATCCCCCTACTAAAACTGGGTCTCCACTAGCTTGGTTATTCATGTATACGTTAAGGTGGAAACCTTGTATAGGGTCTAACGAGGCGTTATTAGTAATAATTCTTCCTGTCATAATAAAATCTTCCTAATAATTTAAATGGTGGTTTGAATAGTAAAGTCGTCAGAAATATCCATAATTGTGGATACTACAATAGTGTCTGCTGGGAATGAAGGAGTAAACCGTATTCTGACATTAAGGCGACCTTCTAGTTGATCTCTAACAGTATTATTAGCTTCAGAGCAAATAGTAGGCTGAAGATTACTAAACCAACCATCTCTGAGTTTACTGTACAAATAGGTATCACATGCACTGGCCACTTCTGACTGTAACTGAGGAGTATTTGGGCGAGAACGGCACCATTGCAATGCTAAGTATAAGTCTGTTTTGACTTGGTCTAAGGTGCGAACAACTGACCTGTATCGTTTAGCCAGCTGTTTGCTAGTAGTTAAACCATTACAGAAGCGGAAACCGCCGATGTTAGCATCAAACAGCAGAACTTCAACACCGGCATCAGACATTTTGTCCAAGAAAGCGGTATTAGTAACTGTGTCGACAGAAGTTACTCGTCTAACTAAAGCACCCGAGTATGATGCAGCGGGAGATAAGTTAGGAGCACGAGATAGGTCGTAACCGAGGTATGAACCAGAGGAGCCAACGTTAGGTACTAGCAGGCCATTATCGCCCCGCATAAGCTGGCTACCGGCTAACAGTACAATACGTTCATTATCAAGTTCTGCAGCAAGGGTTGCGGCTCGATCGGCGTTAATACCTGGAGCTAACTCAAAGACTGCAGTTCTTAGCCCTGATTCAGGAGTAGAAGAATTAACACTGTGTACAGCTTTCTCAAATACAGCTTGATAATCTTGGTCACCGTAGTTGATGCCAGGTAGAGCAATAGCTGCGACATTAATACTATCCAAAGCTTCTAGTCCGCGTATTAAGCCTTGAGCTAGAGATTTTTTACTAGGAGCTGTTAAAGTACCATCACTGCCACCTTTTAAGAAGAAGGAGGAAAGTGCTGTACTTCCTTGGCGAGAAAAGCCTGTATCCCCACCAGAAAAACTTGAACTTATCTTCTCCAAAGGAGGCGCAAGACGCTGAGGCGATAATCTAAAGAATCTATTTTTAGTAGCGTCTAATGCTAAATTCCCACTAATAGCACTTACTACTGGCATAAAGTAAGCTTGTACTAAGCTAGTGCTACTAAAAGCTAAACTTCGGCCTGTAGTAAAGTCAATCAAAGAGCTGTTAACAACAGTGACAATTCTAGAATCTGAAGAAATAACAGTTGTGTTTTGGTCTCGGACTTCGATTTCAAAAGAGGCGTAGTTGCCGTTAGTCTTTTGGTTTCTTACAGTGCAAGAGATATTGTTACCGTGTAATCCAGGGGTGCCGGATTCTATTCTCCACAGTAAAGTTCCATCAGCAGAATAAAGGTCTCTAAACGCAAAACTGGGGCCGTCATAACCACCTTCAAAGTAGTTTGTTCTTCCATAGTTAGCGTCTGTCGTAGCTTTTGCACCTAATAGCAAATCTTTGACTTTTGTTGAGCTGTCCTGAGGGTCATTTGTGTATCTAGTGACCTTCCAGTTAATTCTATTAGCTTGTTCACCACTATAAAAAGATGTGAAAGAGATAGAGGGTTTAAACTCTGTAGCGTTGTCTACTAAGATTGAATCTTCCAGTGTAATGTTACTTATTAGATATGAGATTACACTATTAGACCGTAAAGCAGTTTCTATGCTCTTAGTAATGTCCGTAGCTAAATCTCCATCCTGGAAAGCATTAGGGTCTCCAGCACTACTTGAACCTAATGTAATAGAAGTTTTAGCAAAAGGTACAGCAAAAGAACCTCCAGTTGATAACGGTAGCGCCGCGACTCCCTGTGTCCCATACATTAACTCAATACCAAATGGTTTAGTTAATACTGGAAAGGCCTTACTAGTATAATCTGTCTCGAAAGGTGCTTTAACGAAATAACCAAAGCTAATATACCTACCCCCTGCCCTTTCCGTTAATAAGAAAGTATTATCAAGTTGTACAGTACTTGTTCCTGTATTGTACGCTTGAGTTAGAGTAAAGTAATCAGAATCCATAGACCCAGATTGGCTATTAAACGAATAACCCATTACGTACTGAGCAATCTTTGGCGCATGGATTTTGTACTCTGTTTCTAGATTTCCTGTTACACTAGTAGGTCTGTAGTAGATGTATACTGCATCCCCTACAGTACCAGTATAATCTTCCACTAAAGTAATACTTAGCTGTTCAGGTTGGTTACTAACTGCGGCTACAGCCGCTATAGTGTACTTTTTGCCTTTAATAACAATGTGATATTTAGCTTTAGTAGTGTCGCTAAGTATGTTAGCATCTGGATTTGTTACTCCTTGTCCCTCCATAGCCGCAGTATAGGAGTATAGGCCAGTTATTGTAATTGTTTTGTTGTCAGTAGATATTGTGCTGACTTTGGGCAAGAAGGTTACAGTACTGCCACCTTGGATAGCTCTTGTTGAAGTGCCAGAGGGTAAAGTAAATGTAAATCTGGTGCCAGCAATATTATCTAAAGCAGTACCTTCAGAGAGATTTTCATCTA